TTAGATTTAGCGGTTTCTATTTCTGTATCTTTAAAAACAACAATCCCATTTGCAATTTCATCAGTATAGTATTTCATTAAATAAATACCTTTAAATTTTAGATTTCCGTTTACGCATTTGTAAAAAGAATAAATGTGAGCTTCCATAATCTTGTAGTTTTAAAATTTATATATGCAAATATAAGCATTAACATTATCATAAACAAAATAAAAATGCAATTATTATTAATAAAAAAATCATTTACTAATAAAAACAAGTGCTAACAGTGGTTTTATTCAATAGCGGTTTCGGTATTTAATTGAAACTTTGTGTGTATTTGTAAACTTTTGGCACAACCAAAAGATGGTTTTTCACTTTTCCGCTACTGAAATAAAGCCACGAAACGTTAGTAGCTATTTAAACAGCGTTTTGTGTATAACGACATCATTTAGCCGAATTGGGAATTTTAAACGTGCTAATGTGTGATATTTCAAGTTTTCGCATCCACAACACTTCTTTAAGTTTCCATAAGTTTCTATTCGTTCGCCTTGAATAAAAACTATTATTGATTGTCTTTGCATAATTAAATATTTATCGAATAAATAACACTATTCCAGAACCCTTGCGCCATAGTTGGAGATTTATTTGCGTGTGTTACATTTTCTTCATTTATGATAAATCCGTCTTTTTTAAGTGATTTAATTATTTTCAACCACTCTTCAAATATTTTATGCGTTTTATCTTTTTTACCGCATCCTGCTCTATATCCAATTTCTACTTTTTTGCCATTTACTAAACTTAAATAATCTCTTTGTATTTGAGTAGAATTATAACCGCAAATCAAGGATTCTTTTTGATTTGCGGTTTCTAATGTTTTAAGTGTTTTTTCTGAAATATTCATATTACATATATGTTTTTAAGGCGTTATATTTTTCAACAATGACATCTAATTCTTTTTTATTTACCCAATAATGAAAAGGCATATTAAAATAAGGAGTTCCTTTATATTCCACAACGTTGTTTCCCCCTAAATTTTTACCCGCTTCAGGTATTTCAACATAAGATTTAATTTCATATTTATTATTCATTGATGTTGGGCTGTAAAATGTTGTCATAATTTCTATTTTTTAGTGTTTGTTTCTTTTTGTTATACAAATATACAACAGATATTTGTATAAACAATGCTTTTTTACAAATATTTTTAAAATAAATGGAAATTAGATAAACAGCTACTAACAATTGCTATAAAACAGTTGGGTATTGTGATTAATTAAAACATTTGGACTATCAGAATGTTTGGGTCTTGGCTCGAAGTTTTGGGAATTTCTACCCCAACCGTCTTATAGCAAAAACGTTAGTAGCTATGTTACCAATCGCCACCATCAGCATTTATATTAGGAAAATCAATTATACAATTATCAGGGTTAAAACCACCAGTATCTGACATTTCAGGGGTTGGATTTTGTTTTGTATCTCCTAAAAGCATAATGTGAAGTTTTCCAGCAATAGCATTTATACATAAATCTTTATCCCAATCTTTCATTAATCTCTCAAATGATTTTAATTGTTTGATTTGCTTTTCTGTTAATTTTACTCCTGCATACGTTTCCATTTTATTTTAATTTTAAAACAAACACAGCTACTAACACTGCATATATTCAATAGCTACTATATGCTTTCGTTGTGTTAGTGTGTGTTTGGTTATTAATTGTTTATTTTTTACTTTGTTTATACTTTTACGCTACTGAAATAAAGCTACGAAACGTTAATCCTTTTTAACAAATTCAACACTAAAACCATGATTATTAATTGGATATTCAAAAACAGGATCATTTACTATTTTCTCTAAACGTTGTTGTTTAGATAGTTTGTAATTATCAATTGCTTTCTTTTCATTATTTAAAGCAGTTTCAAGGTTTAAAATTTTTATATCAAATAAGTCCTTTACATTTTGAAAAATAGTAATGCTTTGCTCTGTTGATAGTTTAGTGAAATTACTATAAAAAAGCAAAGTCATTATTTGCTCTTGGTTTTGAATCGGGTTAGGTTTTTCACTCGGGATTAACTTTTCGATTAATCGTTGAATGTAATTTTTGAGTTCGGTTGCTTTTTTCATAACTAATTATTTTCATGCAATAAAATTGCGATTAATACTAAACCAATAGCAAGTGCGCTAAAGGCTAAAAATTTTATAACGGTATCTAATATCATTTCCGCTCGTTCGTCGTCTAAATTGTCATTATAATTGTTCATAGTGTTTTACTGATATATTATTGATTTTATTTTCATATGCTATTTGGTTATCTAACATTTTTAAAACGTATTGTTGGTGTTTTAATGAAATTTCCCACTTCTTAAAGAAATTAGTTTCAATTGTTTTGTTGGTTAGATTTAACTTTTTAGCAAGTGCTTTTTTAAACGCCATTTTGTAACCTAAAGATTTATACTTGTCTTTTATTTCTTGTGTTTTATCCATTTCTAATTATCTTTAGTTGTTAATTTAAATGTAAATATTTTTTTCTTTGTTTGGCTTAAATAAAAACAGTTAATTGTATTTACTTGCCAAGTCAAACCCCCGTGTTTTGATAAAAGTTTCATAGCTAACTCTATATCCTCTTTAAATGTATCTCTAGCTTCCATGTTAATAAAAATTTTCTCGTTTAACCCCATTATAAAAATATTCGTCGTCTATTTCTTCGCTAAATTCCTCCTCTTCAATTTCTCGGTAAGGCGTGTTATTTAGCATTTTATACATTAACTTTAACTGCGCATCAGTTGGTGTTAAATCAAACCAAATACCTTTACTTTTATAGCAAAATTCCTCAATATGGTTTTTTCCAGATTCATCTTTGTAGAAATTAATCGATAAACAAAATGGCATTACTGTATTTGTAAATCCCCAAGAAGTATCAGATAAATATTCTAGTTTAGCGGTTTTAATCGCTTCTGTTATTTGTTCTGTTTTCATAGTTTTTTAAGTTTAAATTAGTACCGATAAGGGAATCGAACCCTATTAATCCCCTTTTGGAATCGGTTGTTGTTATTCGATATGTCAAAGTATTTTTACTACTTACTACCGTAGTACGTAGCAAATATACAACTGTTTTTTAATTGTGCAATAGGTATTGGTTAATTTAAATTGATTATAAATAAAAAAAGCTCCCGAACCGAGAGCTTTTAAACCAAACCTAAATTAAAAATTATGAAAACAATTTATTGTCAATAACCCAAATCTACGATAAATTTTGTAAACTACAAATAAAATAATTAAAATTAAAGGAATCCACCACCATTTAATCAAAGCTTCTCTTTCTGTATGTTTTTGTTTTGTAGTCGTTTTGTTCTGTTTCGATTTTTTGGCGTTTGTAGTTGTTTTGTCGGTTGTTTTCTCATTTACTAAAGTATTTGTATTCCTGTTAGATTTTATTGCCTTATTTCTCTTAATTTTACGTTGTGTTACTTTTTTATTTGGGGTTTCAATTATTGTTTCCTCTATTTCCTCCCTTGTCGAATCGGTTACAACTACTTTAATTTCCTTTTTTACGGTAGAATCTTTTACAACATCTTTTTTTATTTCCGTTTTAGTTTCTTTCTTTTCTTCTAAAGTATCTTTTTTAAGCTCTGTTTTTCTTGCTCCGCAGCTAAATAATATTAATGACAAAGCAATGATGATAAATATTTTTTTTGTTTTCATAATAATGAATTTATAAAGTTTTCATTTATTTTTTGTTGCAGTACATCACGAATAATAATGCAGTCGTCCCACATTTCTTCTTTCTCAAAGACTATAAGTGTATTTTCTAAATCCTCAATAGTTCCAGATTTACACCATTCTTTAAATCTCGCTTCTGTTTTTATTAAAGACCTAATCCAAACAGGGTTAATCAATTCCTCGTATGCTTTTATTAAGTCTTTCATGGTATTTAGATTTTAAAGTAAACTTCAGATTCTTTTTGTCGTCTAATAACTAATCCTTTTACAACTTTATCCCCAGCTCTAACCCATTTTTTAAACTCGGCTTGTATTGTTTTATCGTTTGGATTGGAATTTACTTTTTTTAATAGTGTTGAGGGGGACAATGCACCAGTATTATAATTAAACGAAACAAGTGCGTTAAATTGGTTTTGTGTTACCTCAACTTTTAGCATTGTATTTACTTTTTTAGCGAATCTGTCAGCAACTTCTTTGTAAATTTCAAACGCATATTCCTTTGTAATCGGAGAATCTAACAAAGTAACTTTCTTTCCGTTTGGATAGTAGGTATTTCCATACCCGATAGTAGGAACTTTTGCAGAACATAAATAAGGGGTTAATGATAACCCTTCAAAATCGCAAATTAACTTGTAACCATTGTCGTCTAATTTCATTTTTTTTGTTTTTTAGGTTTCTTTCTCTTTATTCCATTCAATATACATTCCATTTCAGATTCAGCGGCAATAATCGAACAAAGTAATAATTTACGGTTTTGTTCTAGTTGTTCTGTAATCTGTTTGGGAATATTAAAATCAATATGTATATTGGGTTCACACATTTATTTTACATTCATCACTTTAAGCATATTATTAGCAAAGTCATTATAACTATTATTAACTTTTAAAAGCATTTCGTTTGATGCTCTTAATTCGTTAATATATTTTTCGTTCAAATCTTGGATATTTTGGATATATTCTTTATTCAAAGTCTGAACATTTTTAAAAAGATAAACAATCGTAAAAGCAAAAGCCAATACAACCGCTATTAAAATCCCTGTAATTGTAGCATCATTTGTTGATATAACGCTCTTTAATTCCGATACAGTAGCTGCGGCTTGTAAGCTAATCATGCTTTAAACTTTTTTTTATCCATATAATTATAGCTAAATTAGTAATAATTAAGCAAATGACAATATTAAATATTTTAGAATATACAAAATAAGGTAAATAAAAACCTATAATATCCGTTAAATTTATAAGAATTAACCCAATTGGAGCATTTCGAGTAAACCAACAATAATTTCCTTTAAAGTTAAAGAAATAGTAAAACGCTATACTTGATAATATTGACCAACCAAAAGCATTTCCTAAAACTACATAGTTATAATTCCCATTTGAATAATCCATAAAGTTAGTTATTAAACCGATTAAAAGCATAATGATAGGCACATAATAAATGTACCTATCTAAAAATGCTTTTATGTATAATAATAAATTATTCATTATGGTTTAGTTGGGTTCTTTATACCTCCGCCACCTAAATCATCATCAAGTAATGAATTAACGTCTTTTTTCAATAATTTACCCTCATTGCTAGTAAAAAACTGTTTAATCAAGTAGGCAATAAAAGCTGATAAAGCTATTTTTTGCCATTGCTCTAATCCTAAACTTGGTAAAAGCTCCTGTAAAAAATAAAGTAATGGAGTCCCAATACTTAAGATTGCCCCTTTTAAAAAGTCTAATAAATTAACTCCGAATAGTTTAGATTTTCTCATTTTATATTTATTTAATTATTTATTTTTCCAAGCTATACCACCAAAAAAATGAACTGCGTAATATCTTACATAAACATCAATATTACGAATCGATAATTCTTTTGTGCCACTTATTAATTTACTCCAAACTAACATTTCTTTATCGGCGAACTTCTTACTTATAAATCTATTTTCATATAAGTAGTCATGAATTAAAAAAGCCAGTTCCGCATCGCTATCGGTTGGAACTAACCACCACAATAAACGTGGCACACTTGCTAAATCCCAAATATAACCGTTAGGAATAACAATTACAGCGTTATTAGAAAGTTTTATTTCTAATGACTCTAATAATTTATATTGGTTTTTGTTATTGCTCCCGAAAACACGCGATTTTTTAACAGGATTGTCGCCGTTTTTTAGTTTGTTTAAAATATTTTCTAATGTAATTATCATACTGCAAACATTTGCTCTTTTAAATCTAACAAATCCTGTTGAGAAACTTGTATAGGTATTGAATTAGCTATTTGTATAACCGTTTCTGCTTTGTCAAAATTAAATTTTTCAACGTGTGTTAATGCACAAGTTCTAAAATCTTCCACCAATGAAATAAAAAAGCCGTATAGTTGCGATCCATAATTGTATCGAAAAGTAATAAAAGAACAAAACTTTTCATATTTAGTTCCAGTCGGTGTAATACCATAAGAAACTAATAAAGAATCTAAATCCGCTTCAATAGGATAATCCCTATTCATTTCATCAATAATAGTTTGTTCCATTGATGAATTTATTGTAATTCCAGTAGCCACATTATTTTTTTCCAAATAAATTGCTTTTTGACTTTCTAAATATGTTCGTGTTCCTTGCTTTTCAATAGCCGACGATAACGCTCTAGTAGCTAAATAATCTACTAAATTATTTATTCTATTTATAAATATTGGTGTTTTTAACTCGTTTTCTTCATTTTCAAAAAATGGTACAATTTCAGGAGAACCACCGCTTTGCAACCATTCTACATAAGTAGGGTATAAGACCTCTCTATCATCTTGTAAAAATACTTCATTAGTTAAAGTATTTTCTATTTTATTTGAATATTCGCTTATTCTGTACATAATTTTAATATAAATCAGTTATTTTTATTTCTGAAAACCCAATTCTAACTTCTAAAGCATCTGTACCATTATTTCTATTTAACTGTGTTAAAAAATAAGTTCCAAAAGAATTTACAGAACCATTTGTTTCTGCTCCTGTTGTTATATTTTTAACATAATAATAAAATTTAGATACTCCATCACTTTCAAATTTAGCATAGTACATATCAGTATTATTCACAGGAAAAGAAGCTCCAAGGTTTATTTTATTTAGATTATGGATTATTTGAAAATTCGCATCCCCTGAATCTTGTCCAATTCCGAACAAATTAGAGACAGTACTTGGATTAACATTTCCTATTCCTCCAATAATTTGTCTAAAACCTATAAAACATCTACCATTTGTTGCTATAACTGGATCTAGTGTTTTAAACCATATTTCTGTTATACTTTTTTTATCTTTAAAAAAATCATAAACGCCACCATTATACCAACCGCAAGAAGAACCAGCTGTAGTAGCTGATTTATTAGCCAATATCTTTAATCTTATATTTGGTCCATCATTAGCAATAGGTTGAACAGTTCCTATACTTGTAAGAGGATGTGCCCCATTTGAAGTTATTGTTGTTGAGACATGACCTAGCGCAACATAACTTCTTTTAGTCGCTAATGAAATATGCTTAGTTAATAAAACATCACTACTTGAAATACCAGTTTGACCAACTCCAATAGTAACACCACTCTTTTTATAACTAAAAATTTGACCTGTATCCGTTACATGGAAATCGTAAAATTCATTTGATGCAATTACTAAATTCGGAGACAACGCATCAGCATAAGCTAAAAATCCTGTTGTATCTTGAGTAGTTAAATCAGCTGAAGTAAGTGTTTTAATTTTTGGTACAACTCCACTAGTCTGATTATTATTCACTTTCAAATACCAAACTGTACCGTTAAAAGCAATAATATCATCAACTCCTACAGTCACATCTCCAGCCCCAAAATCACGTGTCCCAGCTACTGTATTTTTATACTCGTCGTTTAAAACCCCTGTTGAATTCGATAACGACGGTGTATTAGTAACAATATTATAATCTCCTTTAAAATGATTTGCGGTTTCATCAATAGCAACAATATCTAAAATATTTACCGACTTTCTTATTATAGGAATATACCAACCTGTTACAACAACCGTTGCATCATCATCGGATAGTATGTATACTTCTGCTGGGAAATCCCTCCAATCATCATTATCAATAGAAAAAATACAACTTTTTAATACATGGTAATCTGTTGTTATAGTTTTTAAATTAAAATTATCTATTAATATTTTATATTCAGATGGTGACCCAATACCAAACTTTATATATAATGATACATCTTGATTTGCAGAGGTTGTAGTTAATAGTATATCTGCTCTAAATTGTAACGAATCTCCTATTGTTAAATCTGATAAATCAAATTGATTTGTTGTTGGGTTCCAAATATTTGTAACTCCATAAGGAGCTTGAGCTATATTTGTGTATGCACCTAATGTATCATTCGTTAATTTTTTAGCTAAATCTGGCACTACAGCTATAGGAGATACAGTAGTAGCAGTATCAGCATAATGAAAATATCCAAAAGAACTAAAAAAAGTATCTGGTTTATTTTTAATATAATCATCCTGCGTATCATCTAATTGATTCCAATCGGGTTGCAAATTTACATCCGCACCTATTGCAATACCATCTAATTTAGCTTTCAAAGCGTTTGTAAAATCATTTTCAGTCAATCCTTTACCTACAACTTTATCAACTTTATTATCGTAAAGCTCGGTATTCATTGTATTTTGATTTCCAAATGCCGTTCTTAACGGATCACCTAAACCATCATTAGGAAATGAAGTATTATGTATAATTTGTGACATTCTAGTACCAAGGTATTAAATTAGTTTTATTATTTTCTAATTGTGGAGTTATATATTCAGGAATATTTATTGTTTTCATAAACTCGTAAAATTGATTCTCATAACTTATTGCAATACTTTCGTTATTTTTACCTAAAATATTAACCTCATTTTGCGTAGCGTTTGAACTACCATCAACCCAAATTTTATAACTACCACTATTCGCGGTTTTAATAGTAGACAAAGATAAATAAATACTCGAACTAAAAAAAGCTAACATATAAACAACATAATCATTGTAAATAGTTAAATAGTTACCTGATAAGGCATTGTTTTTATAATCGTTATATATTTTAGTATATAAATCTGTTCCTAAAATTCGTTTAATATGCATTGTTTGCGCCACATTAATTGATGGGTTTAACGCGTCAATATCAATATTGCCGTTAAACCCAGTAATTGTAGGTATATCCTCCGCTTTTAATAATAATGTTATCATTCGCTTGCTGTTGTTATTTGTTCCTCTTCTTTAAAATCAAAAAAGTCTAAATCTATCTTACTATCAATTATTTTAAACACTTCGTTTAATCCGTCTAAAATATCTTCACGCATTGGGTTTATATGTCTTCTATAAAGCCCTTTTGTTGCTACCGCTATTTCATCAGCATTAGAACTAAATCCGTTACCTCCGTTGCTGCCACTAAATAATATCGGTGGCGCGGAATGAGCGACAATAATTTTTCTTTCTGCTTCTTCACTGTAAAATACATTTTGTTGATTTAATTCTGGTGGGTGCAATTGGTCAACCGTTACCGATTCTTCTGCTCCCTCGTTAAATGAAACAATAACAGCGCTTTGATTTTCAGTACCTACAACTTTCTCTCGTACTCTATTCGCTTCTTTTGTTGCCGTTTCTTTATCCGCAATCCTTCCGTTGTTGTAATTAACAACTGTTAAAGCAGTCATGGCATTTTTAAAATGGTTCGCCCCTGCGTTTGCTAATTCGCCCTCAACTTGCGCCCAATGTATCCCACTTAAATAATCAGGAATAGGAAAATAAGGCTCTGCCGTTGGTCGTCTTACATAAAGAATTTCTAAATTATTATTATCTATATAAGTCCCTGTGTATTTCGGATAAAAAACTGGCTTGAACCGTGTTTTATTACTCCAATCCCAACTATACCAATAGCCATCTACTTCATAATTATCATCTATGTTTATACCTAATTTGTAAATAGGCATATATTCTACTCTTACTGGTTTTGTATGTAATTCATTCCAAATAATCTGTACAGCATAACCGCCATACATTTTATAGTCTTGGCAAATTAGTAACGCATCTTTTTTAGAAATGTATTGTTTTAAATCGACTCCGTTTTTATCTATTAAGCCTTCTCCATAAACGTAATTTACAAAGGCATTAATAATACTTGAGTTTGTAGGGCTGTCATCGTAAGCATCTTTGTAACGCTTGAAATTAATATTATCAACACCATTAGTTATCCACTTTCTTGTAAAAACTGGTTTTACATCAATGGGCTGGAACTTACTCATTTTAGTAACTCCTTCAAAAACGTGTACCGTGTTATGTGTATTGGAATCTTCCATTTGTTTGGCTTCCATATTCGTATGTTTGTATGTTTGTGCCATTCTCAAGGCATATAATTTTACCTATGTAAATAATCTTTACTCCGTTTTTCAATACAAAAGAGTATTTATTATTCGTTTTGAAGTCAGCTAACTGCTCTAATAACGTGATTCTTACATTTAAATCCGTTAAAGTAAATGTAAAATCAGGTGTAAAAACATCATTTGTAACCTCGTTACGTAATTCCAAAGTCAAAGTATCACTAATTAAAGGGATTTCGCTTGGTATTAAATAAATATCTAGTGTATCGTTAAAAAATAATACTTTCATCTTTTGTAAATTTACAAAAAAAGCCTAAATAAATAGGCTTTTTAAATAATTTTCTATTATAGAGATTATACGTAAGGCATTAAAGCAGCGGTGTAATCTACAACCGCTGGCGCAGTCAGCAAATATTCTCTTGAAAAACTTGGCTCTTCTGTATGGAAAGTAACGGTATATCCATTTAAATCCCCAATTGCTCCACCTGTTGTATCAGTTACTGTAATTGCTTGCGCCCCTAATTGAGATCCAGCACATACAATTGAACCATCCTTTTTCTCAATGAATAAAACTACTTCGCCTTTCATTACTTCTTTAATAAATTTTGCAGTATCAATATCTCCACCTGACGGAACATTGAAAACGCAAGAAATATCTCCTACTACACTCGTACTTCTATTGTCGCCTCCAGTTGTACCCGTTTCTAAATACAGAGTAGTAGTGTTTTTTAATTCAACTCGCGCAATAGAATTTGTTCCAAATTGCGATCCAATATCTACTACTCCTGTTGCGGTTGTTGCAACTCGATTCGCTGAGTCATAAACCCCTATTCCGATTGCCATTACTCCAGATATTGACCCGAAGCACGGCAGTTTTCTACTTTTTGTTAGTGTTACACACGACATATATTTTTAATTTTTAAACCGCCTAATTAAAGGCGGTCATATTGTTATTAACCTCCGTAAAGAGTGATATATCTTTGATTAGTAACCCAAGTTTGGATTGACTGTACATTTTTATACCACATTTGTTGCGCACCGTTTGCAACTTGTCCAGTTTCAATAGTTGAAATATCAGATATTAAATCCATTAATAACTTCAAATAACGAGGATCTGCACAAATCATGAAGCCAACTAATGGTTTGAATTTAACTTCAATTCCTTGAAAATATACTTTTGACTGTAAAGTGTTATCAGCAAAATCAAAGTTTTTATTTGAAGCTGCACCAACTGAATTATTAGCCGTACGCATTAATTGTCTATGAGCTAAAGGCGCATAAATTACAGGCGGATTTGATGGGTCTGCCAATACCTTAGGGTCTAAAGTAGTAAATAACAATTGGTATTGTGTCGCGATATTTGCACTTGTGATAGCAGAAATAGATAATACTTTTTTATAATCCCCTAGCCCTGCTCCTGGTATAGCTTTAGATAGTGAATTATTATATAAAATAGTAGCTGGCAATGAATTAAATAAATTAGTAGGCATTGTCGAAGCTAAAGTTTGCGCTCCTGCTGAAATAGAACCTTGTCCAGCGCCAGGTGTTAATGATGCAATAGCCACCTTTTGCGCTGCTGTTGCTCCGTCCCATAAAGCCGACTCCATTCTTTCGGAAATTGCTGGCGTGATATATTGCATTACTGCGTTATCAAATTCGCTTGAAATTAAATTAAACGCTCCCGCTTGCATTGATTTCTCAAAACGAGTGTCTAATAATACTTCTTGGTCTACAACATCGGCGAACATCACTCTTGTGTTTGTTACTGGCGATTTATCTACTTGATATGTAGCCGTGCCATCAGCCGTAACAGCACCAGTAGATGCTGCTTTCATATTAACAGTTACTTTACTTTCGTAAACGTCTGTCCCTGATTTGTGTTTTTCATCTATAAAGATGTCTCTATCGCGGAATGTACCCCAATCCGCGTATATTTCGCTTTGGATTTCCGCTAATTCTGTTTGTGGAAGTTTAGTTCCTGAAAATGTTACTCCTGCCATTTTATTTATTTTTATAGTAATTAATTTCAACTTCCAAGGCGGAAATCTCTTCTTTTGTTAATTTATCTTTACAATATTCTGATACCGATTTTTTTGATTTCTCTACTTGTTCTAAAAACTCTTCTAAAGTTGTTCTATCCCCAAGCGGATTTAAAAACCCCGCTTTTATTTCAGCTTCTTTCCTTTTTTTGTCGCTCGAGTTTCTTTCTTTAATAAATTCAGCTTGCAACTCTTCTTTTGTTTTTTCTTCTTGCGCCATCTTTAATATCTGTTGTTTTCTTTATTGAATTTTAATTTTTCGTAATTACTCATTTCCTCGTAAGATTTCTTAACCTCTTTCGGTACGTTTTTAATAGCTTCAACCGCTGGTTTTTCATCTTTAAACTTTTGAAAGTCAGCTTTCATAACTTCCAAATCAGTTTCAGATTTTACTTTCTCGGCTTCAATTTTTGCAAGTTTCTCTTTTAAATCAGAATTTTCTTTTTCAAGTTCCGCAATCTTTGCGTTAGCTTCTTCCAACTCTTGATCTGGTGTTTTAACTTCTTTCGCTGGCGGTGCTGGCTCGTCTGCCATTTCAGCTTTTTTCTTTGCTTCTTCTTCTGCTGCTATTTCCTCGGGTGTTTTTTCCTTTGGAGCTTCCCCAGCAAAAAAAGCTTTACACATCCCCCAAAAATTTTCGGGTGTTTTTTCTTCTTTTGTCATTTCTACTTTGTTAAAATTATTATCTTCTTTATAACCTACATACATTTCGACACTTAACCCGTCGATGTTTCCTTTTTTAATTTCTTCCCAAATAGAATCGTTATCTACTTTGTGAGCCATTACCCAATCCCCTTGCATAACTTCTAAACCTAATTCAGTAGCTTTGTCATTTTCAGGATTTTTTACTACCCAACTTTCAAACATATAAATACCTTCCGCGTCTTGTTGCTCATGGTTTATATTAGTTGAAATATTTCCGTTGTTCTTGAAATAGTTTTGTTGTAAGCGTTCTACGGTTTCTGCAGTATAATAAACATTTGCTGGTTCTCCGTTAATATTGCTTCTAGGTATTAATTTATTAGGACGCATAGCAACCGAATAAACAACTCTCTTTTCTTCATTAGTAAAGAACATGGGTTTTTCTTGTTCTTTATTGAAATGTAATAACGTAGCTTCAACCGCTGGGTCTTTTACAACTGATACGCGGAAAACTCCCGGCATATCATCTCTAAAATCTAATTCGTACACTTTCATAGGATAAAATTAAAATAAAATTATTTTTAATAAATATTTGTTTACTTTATAGTAAATTATAATTTACTTTTTTGTATATTTGAACATGGAGAGAGCAATTTTGAAACAATTAATAGTTTATAGTGGTATGTCACAGAAAATGATTTCTATTCGTAGTGGCGTATCTGAAACAGAAATTAGCAGATGCCTACACACACACACACCATCACTATTAACTTTGAATAAAATAGCTTCGGCGTGTGGTTGCTCAATTACTTTATCTATTAAAAAGAATTAGAATCTAATTTATTTCTATCTAAAGATTGCGCAGTCGTAACTTCTTTAGATACGACAAAGGCTTTTATCGGTGGTTGCTCATTTGTGTTTTTAGCAATAGTTGACGCTATTTGATTTTCGCTACTCGCTTGGAACGCAACTTGTGGCGTGGCACTCGCTCCAGTAGGTGCGCTACTTCCTCCACCTCCAGCACTCGGAGCAGAAACTCCACCGCCTCCGCCACTCGATAATAATTTTTTAGCCGTTGCCACATTTTTAGCTACTAACGCAAAAGAACTAACTAATGAAGCTCCTGTAACTAATGGTCCTACAACTGCGGCAGCTGGTCCCGCAATTTTTGCCGCCTCTTGACCTGCTTTTAATGCTGTTGGTATTGCGGTACTAATAGCCATTGCCGAATCCGCAGCTATTTGAGTAAGGGCAATCCCTTTCTTAATAGCCTCTGTCGCTCTTGATTTCTTTAATCCTAATTCCTCAAGTGCAGACATAGCATCTTGTCCATTTCTTGAAATAGAAACTAAAGCATTTTCTATATTCTCTTTATTTTGAATTCTATCGGCATCTATTTGAGCCTCTCTTTCTTTTTTTGATTGTTGCGCTTCGGCTTCTTTTTCAGCTGCCTCTTTTTCTCTTTCTTTTTTTAACTTTTGCGCTTCGTCTTCTTTTTCAGCTGCCTCTTTTTCTCTTTGTAATCGTAGTTCCTCCTCTAAAAGTTTAAACTTTTCGTCGTGGTAAATCATTAAATTAGTAACTTCGATTCCTTTAGCCTTTAATGCTTCAATTTCTGCTAAATCACGCTCTTTTTTTCGCGCTAATTTCTCTTCTTCTGACTTATCATTTAGGTCTTGAAGCTCTTTTAACGCTGCTATTTCTGCATCGCGCCCCTCTTTTATTAACCCTTTCTTTCTATCTTCCTCTTCTTTCTTTCTTTTTAGCTCCTCTTCGGCTCGTTTTTTAGCATCTTCCGCATCTTTTTTAGCGTTTTCTTCTGCTATTTTTCTCTTTTCGTCGCCTCTTGAATACTCAATTTTTGCTAATTGTCGGTTTAATTCCTGTCCTAATGCTATTTGGTCTGCACCATCTTCTTTAATAGCTTCGTTGTATTTGTTTTTAGCTTCAATTTTTTGTTTTGTGAACTCATCCAATTGACTTTCGTGTTCAGCTAAAAACTTTTTATTCAATGCTAATGACGCGTCGGCATTAGCTTTCATTCTATCAGTAGCTCTAGTCGCATCGGAAGTAACTCCAATAAAATCAGTAACCGCATTAACAATACTCATAACAGTATCGCCAATAGCCGAAAGTCCAGGCACTACATTTAAAACTGCTTTTTTTATTGAATCGAAATTATTAATTAACATTGCAAGTCCTGTAACTAATAACCCAATACCAGTTGCACTAATAGCAACTTTTAAACCTTTGAATGATGTGCTTGTAGTATCTACAGAACCGCTAAAACCTTTCATTATTGCGGATGTTACAAGTGTAGCCACTCCGTTAGCTTTCATTACAATTGAGTTAGAAGCTACAACCGTTTTTAAAGTTGCCCATTGGTCTCCTAAATCAGATAAGCCACTTATAGCATCTGAAAAAGCCATAGCCGCTTGAACTTTCAAAAGTTGTTTTTGCGTATCTTCTGACTGCTCACCGAATAAAGCCATACCACTAACTAACCCGCTTGTTGCGGTTGTAGCAATTTGGGTAGCCGCACCTAATGCTTTAAATTTTTGGTCAGGATTAAATTTATCTACCAAGTCTTTAGAAAACTGCATTTGGTCTTTTAAGTCCGCTACCTTTTTAGCCGCTTGTACCGCCTCTTTTGATGTTTCTCCATAAGTTTGAGATAACTTTAATAGCTCTTGTGTTGCTTCTCTAACTTGTGTCTTGAAACTTTTTAAACTTTCATTATTTTGTTTTGTTTCGGATTGGTTTTTATTTTGTGACTCAGTTGTTTTATCAATAGCAGAAGAAAGATTATTAACTTCTTTTGATGCTTCATTAGCGTTTGTATCAACTTTAATCGAGATATGTTGTTCTATGTTTCTTTCGTCTGCCATTACTTAATATTTAATAATTTCATTTTTGTTTTACCCGTGGTTATATCTATTTCGGAATCTAATATTGTAAACTTATTTTCTCCTATTATTATTTCATTTTGCAACCTAAAACCAACTGGAGTTTTTCCATTATTGTGGTATGTTGTAGCCTCATTTAAATATATTTCATCAGGTGGCAATGTTAAAGTAAACTCATGGGTTAATACATTAGGGTCTAAAAGTCTTGCAATTTGCTCATCATAATATTCAGAAAACAAATTAACTGGATATTCTATCAATGAATCAACTAAAACAGAAAAAGATAATGAATGTCCATTTATATCAAATGGCATCACCTTTACATATTGAGATAATGGTTTATTTATAATTACGTTTGATAAATTTATAGAACGAACACCAATAGGATTAGCAATACTTGTAATCCCGTGAGAATAGAAAATAGTAAGTTCGCCAAAGTTTGGTTTCTACCTTGCTTCACCTCCTGTTAAAAAAGTAGGAGCATCATTATTAAAACCGTAAAATGTTTTTATATCACTACCGAACATTGTTACTGGTGGTACTATAGAAAATCCCGTTTGTACTTTATACTCTTTAGGTGATGTCGGTTTTACTAAAGGATAAACGGTTTGTCCGTATTCTAAACCAAACGCACTTAAATAGTCTACATTAGATTTATACTTACTCTTTGCGTGTTGGAAGTTATAATAATTATAATCACTTGAAGTACTTTTATTTACTTCTTTCGTATCTACATACGGTGTATAATTTCTTTCTATTTTAGAATAAACTTCGTCCTCCGTATTTATATCATTAGGAGTTAACCAAAACAATCTTTCATTATCTGGTGAACTATCAAAAATTCCTATATTAAAGCTCTTAAAAAATGAAGAAATAAAATCGACTATTTTTGTTTTAGGTAATGAATTAAATAAATTTATTGTATTAGTCCCCATGTCTAACACATTATCATTAACATCAGATTTCCAGGCGTATGTTGCTCTAATCATAGTACTACCAAAAAGCCTAATGTAGAATCTATTTCTAAACTGAAAATAACAGTTCGTCCATGTTGTAGGCTGTGAGAATTTTGCGTAAACGTAAAACTCAGTATCAATAGCTGATAACTCTACATTATTTAAAGCAAATTCTACGCTTAAAGATGTTCCAGATATACTCGATGTTTTGGTTGTTAAAGTTTGACCTGTTCCTTTTTTTACTATTTTAAAATCGACATTAACAGGCGCACCACTAGCAATAGCGCTTGATATATTATCAAATCTTATAGTAAAATATATATCTTTTGCATAGTGAGAGTCTGCGGAATCATTTTTTGTTATCTTAAAACTACTATCAGTTATATTAGATGTTACAGATATATATCTTTTTGGTGATGGAGTAAGACTTTCGTTTCTATCATCATAAAAATATCTATCTCCTATATTGTTTTTAATAATTATTTTTTTAAATTCATTAGAATAAGACTTTTCATTATTACCATAAATATAAGCATCTTTATATTTAGATTCACTTTCAATAGGTATTACTATGTCTAAATTATACTTTTTTCTGATAATATCTATTATTGATTTAAAGCTAATAGCCAGTCGTAACTCATTTGCTGTAACAACTCCAAAAGAACTTGGAGAGACAGACGGTCTATAAGCAACATTATCTAATAAATCAGCAGGGAATGTACTGTCAGCAGATAATACTCTAATATTTGAAACCAAAGGTGTAAAGTATTTCACATTAACAGAATCAACAACTTCATTTTTAACAGAAGATAACATATCATAAACTGTTGCATCATTCCAAGTTACGTTTAAAACAGCAAGACTTGTTAAATCATCAGCTCCAATCCTATCTTTTAAATTAGTCATCGTTGTGGTAAATGATGCTGTAAAATCAGTAGGTTTATTTTTTTTATACTTTAATGAGGTAACAGTTAAAAAACCTTTATATGATAAATTACCTTTTGTATATGCCTTGCAAAAATATTTGTTTTCTGAATTTAGTTTGTCTACTTGGGTATAACCGAAATACCCCAAAGCCTTTATATTTTTTTCAGTAGCTGGGAACGTAAATGATTGACCATAAGGCGCAAAAACTTTACTAATATCTTGCAAGTCTTTTGTTGTGTATTTCATCACAACGCTTTCATCTTTATGCAAGTCAAGTTTAATAAATTCCTCCCCTAATACACTAACATAAATCTCTGTTACTAAATTTGCCATTAAACAATATCTAAAATTTTATTCGTAGTTTCCTCAAATTTAATATTATAATCTATATTAACCCTATCATTTAGTCGTGTTTTTCTAATGAAATCCGTATCTGTAACAATGACTGGTATTTGTTGGTGTGTCTTATACTTGCTTAATGCCTCCGACGTAACTGATAAACCATCAATTGTAGTGGTCAAACTGTCTAAAGTAACATAGTTATTGTCAATTGTTATCCCAATAGTAGTAGTTAAATTAACATCACCTTTAAATTTTATTAAGTAAACCTTTGGAGAGTAGATGATTTCTTCTATTAATTGGTCTCCACTCTCCGCAATCATACCTGTATTAATAGTATATGACTGTGTAACGTCAGGTTTTGACTTTAATTTAGAATGTACATAACTATTATCTACCATTGACGGGTCGCGGTAGCTTCTTAATGATGTTTCACTCTCTATTTTTGATGATACTGCAACCTTGCCATGAGGTGTAAACATATCCCAAAGCCCCAATTTATTTAAAAACACAATTAAATAAGGGTCTTTGGTGCATCTTTTAAATGCATCTGGAGGTGTTACTTCCGAAATAAGTATCATATTCGCACTCGTTGCCGTTGCTACTGTTTTAGTCAAATCAAACGATTGCGTAATGTAATGATGTATTTTAGAATTATACCAACGCTCCGGAGTGTCCGCGTGAACAATTGACTTATTAGGCGCTAAAATATTATTTGTTATTGCGTTTTGCTCATAGTTCCAACGATAACCAAGTGTAGCATAACTTGTATTGAAATTATATCGTACCGTTCCGCTTGTGGAAGTTATGTCAGCTATTATTTGCCAAAACACACCCTGTCCTGTTATCACTGGCATATCTAATTCATTGTAAACAAATGTAGGTTGGTTAGTATTTGGCGCGTTATCAGGGCTGACTAAATATGAACGGATTAAGTCAGCTATTTCAAAATTAATATACGTATCACTTACCGAAACTTTTTTACTTTGCAGTGTAATATTTGGGCTTCCTAGAGCTTTATTTTGGTTTCCGTTCCAAATCCATAAATAAACAACAGCATTTTCAATGGTATTATCTTGATCATCATTCTGTAATCTTAAATGTATAGGACTGCCACAAAACGTAATTTGTTCTGGTGTGTTTATATCTGTTCTTGTAACTGTGAATGTAGGCGCAGCAGTATCTAAAATATTTGATACCACGCTATAATCGTCAAGGCTTCTAACTCTATATTTTGTGTATGCAGGATTAGTATAGCCACATCTTGGGCTAACAGAACTACCCGCATCGTTTAACCAAGTAATACCGTCGGTGCTTTTTTCTATTTGAACTCCACTAATGCTACCGCCTGATATTGTAAAATATATGCAAGACCCATCATAAGAATCACAAGTTATTGTTATTGCCATTATTTTTTAAAATTTACAGTTAAGTTGTCAGCTATATCTCTCATTATTACATTTGTAAGGTCGTCAATATTTTCATTTATAACAATAAGTAAAGCGTTTTTTTCTCCTACTTCTACCCCTCCTGGATAATTATACTTACCGTAGTGCATTTGTGCAAAGTTCAATGTTGTATCGGGTTGCACTCTATAATTCATTTCATCTTGCAAACGCCCAGTGTCACGACGAGAAATAGAAACAGCCTTAGCGTGTATCTTTTCTCCCATTTCCAATAACCGAGCTTTGATAATTTTATCTGAATTTATTTGCTCTTTACTTCTTCTCTTTGCCATTCTTCCTCTTTGCTATCGCCAAAGATATAAGTCTATTTATATTTTTTGTCGAGTTTCTTTTTGCCGTTGCAAGACTTTTTTTAATTGAAGTTCTACCTGTTTTTGTTGTTCCGACCTCGTAAGTATCACCTCCAAAATTAGTTAATACTACTTTCCATTCTACCCCATAAGGCATTAAATCCCTTGCATATTTTTCGAGCTGTGAGTTTTCATTCCATTGACCGTAGTAAATTTGTCTAAACGTTACCACACCTCTTACATACGTGTAAGCAATCGAACGCTTCAAAGTCCCTTGATCTACATGAGCTGTTTCTTTAGCTTTATCGACAATAGTCTTTGCAATAGCCCTGATTTCTGTTTCACTTAACACGATGTACCTTTGTTTGGAATTGATAAATCTAAATTTAATTGTACTCCATCAAGGGTATTTCTATTCCACTCTTTTAAAATCTTGATTTTATTTTGTGTTTCAAGTTCTATATTTTCGTTATTATTTTGTAACATCAATACATTCAAGAATCTTTGTAATATAGAATGTGTTTCATCAATGTTATTAAGATAATTTGTATTTGATAAAAGTTTGTTATCTGTTTTATTTGGGATAGTATCTCTTTGTTGTACTACTGTAATTATAAACGATGCTATTACTTGCTGCTCTGTTACTTCACTTTGCACCAGGTCAATATTAACCAACGGATAAATATTAAATTGATTAGTATCAATCATCAAAGTAGGCACAATAGAAATAGTATTTACTAAATCATTGTTCCTAAATTTTTCTATTATGAAGTTATGTAGTATAGATATTTCGTTCATTTTACTTTAAATTTTCTACGTATTTCTTTTTTAATATGTATTCCCCTTGAAATAAATATCTATCTATGTCCCAGTTTAATATTTCGTCAAACTTTGTAAAGTCCCCATTTGCAATAGCAAAAGTTATTTCCATATAAGCACCGTACTCCTGTACGAATCTTTGCCTTTCTAAACTACCGATTGTGTCGGAACTATCTCCGACGCTTGCAGGTGGGTTAAAAAGGAACGGATATCTTTCTGATATTTCATTCTTGCGGAAAAAAAAAGATTGATAACATATTCAGCTTGGGCGTAACTCAAATCATAAACATTTATTCTTTGCCAAAAATATCTAGGCTTTACAACTATTTTTAAAAACTCTAACGCTTCATTATCGTTTAAAAAAGTATCAGCATCAATAAATTTAAAAGCCTTTTTAAAATCTAAATCAATCTTGAAATTTATCTTTGGTGCTTTCTTTGATTCTAACGCTTTTAAAAATCCCTCTGCATCTTTGGTATTGAAAATCCTTTCGAGTTGTTCAGATATAAAAGGTTCGTTCGTTTCTTGACCCTCTATTGCTTCGGTGAACTCTATAAATTTAGCGTAGTTAATATCGTTCTTACTATTATACTTCATATTAATTCTGATAAAAATATATTGCTTTTAACCAACCATCTACAAAGGATACCTCTCCAAATAGTTCTTTAAATACCTCTTTAGATTTCAATTCTTTAGCTTCTAATTTTCTAAACTCTTGCTTTAAAAAAGGGAATTTATTTTTTAGATATTTTTTTTGTTCATGCTTCAATAAAGAAGTACCTAATGGTAATTTAATTTTTTGCTTTGCCATAACTACAAATTTAGTTAAAATTATAATACTTGTGATATTTTACCATATAAATTTTTAAATACGCAATACCCCCCAGCTTCTGTAATATGGTCAAAACCACTGCTTTTGTCTGGAACTCCATTTTTATAACTTTGATTCTCTAACGCTTCTGCATAGTTCGGGCAAAGTTTATCATTGATATAATAATTGTCATTTTGAAAGGCTAAATTAACAGAGTTAACTCTTTCGTTTACATTTGGGTTTTTCTTTGGAGCATCAATAGTTAAACCATTTTGTTTTAATATTGAAAAGTCAGAAGCCCCTGATGTAGTCCTTGCGTTACCACTTGCATCTGGATTTATAATTATTTCGTGGTTTGGGTAATTTTCTTTTAACGCATCACAAAGGCTTTGAGTATTATAGCACGCGTGTATCTCTCCGACTGCATAAAGTTTAGCATTTCTTTTTACGTGCACTACTGCATTCATATTTGTAATATTAAAATCTAAACCAACATAAAGCATTTCATTTAACATCGGTATTACATCTGTACGGTGTGCTTTTCTATTGTAAGATTTATATACGCTATCTGAATTAATATTCACAAACTCCCCATTTAAATATGCGTTTACTTGCGCTTCTGTGTACGTTTCTCTTAATGTTTGAATATAACCAGCGGGTAAAAATGGGTTGTCATATGTTTTTGCTTTAATAATTGCTTTAGATTCAGTTGCGTTTTTTACAAAAAACTCGTGAAGCCATTTAAAGCCCTCTGGTGTTCCTACTACATCGGTTTGATTAATATGCCCACTTGGTAAAACGGAACGATTACGACCTATTATTTTCATAAATACGTCGGTCATTTTGTCTTTCGGCAACGCATCTGTTTCATCAATCAAAGAATACCCTACTTCATATCCGATTATTCTTTCAGGATCGCTCATATTTCTCAAAATAATATTGCTTTGCCCTATCTTTATAATATTTTCTGAACGATTAACAGTGAATTGTATTCCGTATTCTTGCAACTGCTGTATAAATTTAGGGAAAGCAACATCATTTATCAAACCATAAGTGGGTAAATAATAGGCAACATTTATTTTTGGATATTGTAATTTTTTAATAATAGTCTTTGCAACTCCTACGTGACTTTTACCACTACCAAATCCACCAATTAAAGCAGTGTGTATATTTGTAGATTGTATAAACTCTCTTTGATGTTTAAGTGTTGGTATTTGCAACTGCATCTGTTAAAACTATTTCAGTGATTTGTTTAATATCAGAAGTAACATCTAATTTATCTCCGTATTTCTTTGGATTCTCTTTTGATAGTTGCCATTTACGAGCATCAATTTGTAAACGCTTCTTTTGAACTGCCGATGCGTCAACTCTTTTGTTGCCTTGTTCGTCAAAAAAAATATCAGAATCATCATCAGCAATTTCTAAAATTTCTTCAAATTTATTATCTTGCCGAGCCTCGCACGCGCGTGCGTAACGTTTGGATAACTCTTCAGAAGATTCTAGCCATTCATAAAATGTGCTGGCATTAGGCGTTCCTTTACCTTTAAGTGATTTTCTTAAAGACAAACCGTTAACCTCAATATCTTTGATAATCAAATCAAACATATCGTTTTTTTCTTCTTCTGAATACTTCATACTTCGTAATTCATTTTAGATTCAAAGGTAAGAAATATTTCTTCATCTTTTCTGTCTCCTTTTAAATAATTTGTAATAATAACTGTCGCAGTAAAGATACTTACCCCTACTTTATCCGCTATTATGTGCATTCTTTTATCTACATCATTAAAAAAACGATATACTATTTCGGCTCTTTGTTTAGGTGTTATTTGTTGTGACATTTTTTTTAATTTAAAAGCCCCATAAGTTTAATACAGGGCTTATTATTAATTAATCTCTCGATTTTTCAAACATTTTTGCAAATGGATTATATACAACTTGTGTTGTAATTAAACAATCTTTTTCTTGCTTTAATGTAGTATGATTTTTAGTAACCAATTTACTTTTACCTTTCACGAAGAAAGTTTCCGCAACCTGATCTAAATTAATTACATTTTCTGCTCCTTGTACAAAATGTCCTGATGTACTACTTGGTGCTACATTTACACCATTTAAAACTGCTGTTTTCATAATTTAAGTATTTAAAATTCGTAAGTCATTAATTCGAAGTAATCTTTGCCTGATAAAGATACGTATTCTTTTAATTCGGTTTCTGAAAATTCATTATTTTTTAGTTTTTCTGTTGTTTCATTATCGAATGTTGTGCTAAATTTTTCACCTTGTCTTGAAATTGTTTCTATATTGTTTTTTAAAATTTTAGGAACTTGGTAAAGACTGGCAATAGCGTCTTTTGCGTTTGTGTTTCTTGGTTGAACTCCTAAAAAGAACATTCTGTCGGTACTAGGACAATAACATCTAACATATGCAATATCTATGTTGTTTACGCTTCCTTTGAATAACGTATAAACGCCTACATTCATTCCTCCAGTAGTTCCTTTTAAGTACTTTTCTTCTTTTTTATCTACGAATGTATCTATTTCTTTTAAGTATTCTCTAAAGAAATTAATAATATATTCATCCCCGTGAACTTCTTGTAAATATCCAATACAAGCCGATTTTATTTCTTCATTACTTTCTTTTGTAAAATCTTGAATTGTATATTTTTTTGACTGTAATTTTTCAAATAATGGTTTAGTTATTTTAACACCCTCGATAAAATACATTTCTTGATTATCATATTGAATTGCTGAACTTTCAGCATTGTGTAGCCTTGAATTTTTAAAATGTATTTTTTTAGGCATTCTTAAAACTAAAACCACTCTTTTACATAAAAAACATTTAGCAATATTTGATTTATTTACGTTTTCATACAGCCAATTTAAATCGTTTTCTTTCTTTGTGTTTAATTTAAATTCATCTTGTATAAATTTATACCACATTAAATAAACCCTTGAATATTCATTAGTTAAAAATAACCAATGATAACTTGCTGGATTATCAAGTTCGCTATCAAGTTCGCTATCAAGTTCGCTATCAAGTTCGCTATCAAGTTCGCTACCAAGTTCGCTACCAAGTTCGCTATAAAGTTCGCTACCAAGTTCGCTATCAAGTTCGCTATCAAGTTCGCTATCAAGTTCGCTATCAAGTTCGCTACCAAGTTCGCTATCAAGTTCGCTATAAAGTTCGCTACGAAGTTCGCTATCAAGTTCGCTACTAAGTTCGCTATAAAGTTCGCTACCAAGTTCGCTACCAAGTTCGCTATCAAGTTCGCTACTAAGTTCGCTACTAAGTTCGCTACTAAGTTCGCTATAAAGTTCGCTACCAAGTTCGCTATCAAGTTCGCTACTAAGTTCGCTACCAAGTTCGCTACCAAGTTCGCTATCAAGTTCGCTATAAAGTAATGTTTTTTTATTCTTAAATAACCAAGTTTTATTAACTAACTCAGTATTCTTTTTATTTAGTTTAGGATTAAAAAGTAGATTATAAAACTTTCTATACTCTAATAAATTATTCGCCACAATAATAACAGGTTTATCAGGTTGTTTTGCTAATTTATAAACATACTCTAAATACTCTACCGTATCTTTTCGCTGCCAATTTTCGTGTTCAGTTCCGTTGTACAGATTTTTTACTGCTTTTTCTTTGTACAGATTTATTTTTTCTCTAATCTCTGGGGTTAAATCTTTAATTGTTTTCATAATAATTAAATAAAAATGCCTATTTGTATTTGCGCTGGCTTCGACCTCAACACTCCTACAAATAGGCTGAATCTTTAAGTTACATAATTTGTCGAAGCGTAACTACTATGCAAATGTAATGTTATTTTTTTAATATGCAATTTATTTTTAAATATTATTTTATTCCGTAGTATAAAAAGTTTAGTTTATCAATAATTTCTTTTAAACGAGGTGGATTTTCTTTAGAAACATAAAGTTTATTTTTTTCTAATTCCAGCTCTTTTATAGTTGGTATTGTTATTTTAGTTTTTCGCATATTAATTTTTTAAACTGTTCTAATGATCTAACAACATAATATTCAAAGCCTAAATTTAAAACCACTTTTTCAAAGTCTTTTTGTTGTTCAGATTGCGTATTATTTACGTCTTTCATTTCAATAAATAAAACTTTGTTTGTCAATAAAATAATTAAGTCGCTTACGCCATTTCTTACGCCAGTTGATTTAAATTGATTGTTTTTATAAGTAGCCTCATTTGGAACTGAAAATATTTCATATCTAGGAGAGTGATATTTTAAACAAAACTCATTTTTAAACCAAGCCACCACTTGTGCTTGTAGTTGTGACTCCTCTCTGCTGGATTTGGTATTTTGCCCAACCGTACTTGTAATTTTTAAATTTTTCATAATCTTCAAAGTCTTTTATTGTTTTTAATTGATAAAGTATCCAACCTTTCTTAAATCCATTTTCTAATTGTTTTTTTTCTAGTTTTATAAATTTTTGGTATTGATTGTATAAGTCAATATCTGATTTTTTTAGTTTTTCTAAAATTACTTCTATTGGTTCCTTTACTTTAGGTAATGGAAACACGTAACCACAATAAGGACAGCTTTTTAAATTTAATCTTAATAAAGCACCACATTTACAATCTTTTACTGGAGCGACTCCTTTTCTGTTTGGTTTTTTAATTAAACTCCATTCTCTATCATCTTCCCAAAAACCGTGTCTTTGTATGTTATTACCAAAATCTAGTATAGTAAACTCTTTTTTAGTTTCACTTGTACGACTTCCACGCCCTACCATTTGAAGAAAAAGAGGCAAAGATTTTGTAGCCCTATAAAGTATAACTACTTCTATTGAAACTTCATCAAAACCAGTGGTTAAAATACCAACGTTAGATATTAAGGCGTTGTGGGTATTTTTATACCAGTTTAATATTTGTTTTCGTTCTTTATCAGGTGTATTTCCGTCAATGTGTTTTATTGGTAAACCTTTAGCTTTAAAAATATCAACTATTTTCATACTACTTTTTACATTAGGCGCAAAAATAATTCCTTTTTTATTAGGCGTTAATCTTTGGTAATTTTCAAACACACCCTCGTAAAGTTGTGTTTTATCGAATAAGTCACATAACATATCAGAATCAAAATCACCGCCTTTGGTTTTTATATTTGTTAAATCTATATTAACTCCAAAACTATTAGGTTTTGCTAAATAACCTAACTCAATAAGTTGTGAAATAGTTATTTCGTTTACAATATCTTGGTAAAATTTATCTAAAGACTGTTGATTTCCTTTGCGTTCTGCTGTTGCGGTAGCTCCAATTACAAAAGTATTTTCGTTTAAATAAGGTAAAAGTGAGTTAAAATCTTGTAAATGTGCCTCGTCAATAATAATTAAATCAAATGATTGCAACCAATTAGAGTATAATTCACTTGTGGATTGCTTATTTATACGTGCCATAATCGTTTTTGTCATAGCTACGTATAGATTATGTCTTCTTTCTAATTTTCTTTGTTTAGGATTAATTATATGAGGTATTAAGCCAAATTGTTCTAAAGTACCTCCAGCTTGTGTTAATAATTCTGTTCTATGCGTTAATATAAGACATCGTTTTTGTTTTTCTAATGCTTTGCTAATCATATAACAAAACATTACAGTTTTTCCGCCTCCAGTTCCGCAAAGCATAATTAATCTTTTTAGTCCTGATTGCATTTTTAACTTCAATGAGTTAATGGTTTTGTCTTGGTATTCTCTTAATTTTATCATAATAAATTTTTTGAACCATTTTGAACCATTTTGAACTTGGTTCAACGTGTGAGGTATTGATTTTATTGAGTTTTGAACCAATTGAACCAATTGAACCATTTTTTATAAAAAAAATATTTTTATTTTTATTTTTTTTACTTTTTATAATTTGTGAACTTTTAGTTCAATTAGTTCAAAGCATTGATTTTATTAGTGTTCACAACTGTGAACTTGGTTCAATTGGTTCAATTTTTTTCTAATTCTTTTACATATTTATATATCATTCTCAAAGAAACACCTAAATTTTCTGCAACTTCTTTTTTATTTAAATTAGGGTTTAATTTAAATAATTCAATAAATTGATCCTTTGAACTTTTGTTTTTATTTAGATTTATAACGTTTTTTATTTCGTTAGTTTCGATAGAATTTACTTTTATTTTTTTAGCCATTGCAATAAAATATTTACTTAATTTTTCAGCTTTCAAAATAGAATCCTTAGAAATTAATAAAGCATCAGTTTTATTTGTGTCATCAAAAAAACTATAAAAGCAATTAATTAATAATGCAAATCTAGGTAAATATGATTTTTGTTTTGGCAACATAGATTTCATATATTCATTTTCTTCATCTGAATTTTGAATGTTTGAATATTCATTAAAAACTCTTACCCATTCCGTTTTTGCTTCTTTACCTAATACTGAAACTTTTGGCTTAATATCTCCATCTTCATCAAATTCCACTACCTTATGTTTAATAGTTTCATAAAAAGAAATAATACTATCATTATACCATTGAATAGTGTTATAATCAATTTCTTTATCGTTCCAATTTTCTACCTCAAGACTTGGATAAGACAATAACATTCTATCCATAAAACCGTTATCTTTATTATCTTCTGTATAAAAGGCATTTAATATACTTGGTTGTATTCCGCCAAGTACAGAAACCAAAGGTTTGTCTACAAATGAACTTCTTGCGGTCTTTCTGTTTAAAGAAATAGCCTTACCACTCCAAGTAGATAGCCAAAATTCTAAATCAGACCCCTCTCTGTATTTATTCATATCTTTAAACCACCCGGCCAACTCGTCTTTAAAAACTCCAATACTGTTTTTATTTTCTTGATGAAGTTCTACAAGCGCCTCAATGGTAATATCATTGGCAATGAATTGTGTTTTAGTAGGTTTGTAAATTTCCTCATGTTCTTTCTTTTCTTTAGCCGACAAAGAATTATAATAATCAAACTTTTCAGCTTGTTTAATGTAGTTTTTAATTTCTTTATTATTTGCGGATAATAAAGGTTTAATAATATTGTGTATCGATGGTGTTTTTCCTAAACCAGCTTTACCAACTACCGCAAGCCAAATTGTTGCGGTTTCATTCCACCCTTTTTTTACTTCAATCTGTATTGAGTTTCCTACCACAACCGAAATCAACCAAAGCATTGAACACCCCATAAAATCAATAGAACTATCCAAAGTTTCATTACATTCTAATATATAGTTTTGTATTGGCTGCGGGAATATTTCAATTGGAAAAATTAAGTCTTTCTCATTAATTTTAGGGAGTTCTTTTTTTTCAATTTCAATTGATTTTTTTACGACTCTAGTTCCAAACCCTTGTTTATAAATTTCAGATGCAGCCTCTTTAAAATTTCCGTTATGAATTTTATACGTATAAGCTATAAATGGAGTTATCAGTTTTTCGTGTGGGTAAATAGTCCCAGTAGAAAAAAGATACATACAACCATTAGATTTAAATATACTTCCGCTCGTTGGGTTTTCTGAACCGTTTCTTTTTACAATGTATTTATCATTTAGATTTCTTACTACTTTTAAATCATCAGATACAATATCGAAAATAGAAACTTTGTTGTTGTAGTCCTCCCACGGCTTTATAATAGAATCGTTAAACTCATTATTTTTTAAAGTTGTAGTTTCTATTTTAATTTCATCTACATAGTTATATGTTTTTGAAATTGACCAAACAATATTTCTATCTCTTTCTGTTATTTCTTGAATCTCTGAATAAGATAGTTTTGATATTTTATTTTCATAAATAACAACCATACCACCAACACCCCTGCTTTCAATTACAGCCTCTTTATGTTCTTTTAAACGAGCTATTTTTGTGTTACCTTGTATAGTGTTACAGCGGTATAAAATATGGTAACCTTGGCGCTTTGTTTTATAAATAACAAATTTTAAATCAAAGTCGTCAATATTATCTTTTAAAAAAGATAAATATTCATTCCAAAAATCATTTTGTTCTTGTAGTGTTGCAAAAACTTTTAAATCAACATCAATAACCTCTAAATTATTAAATCCTGTAATTAAACCGTATAAAGGACTGTTTAAAGAATCAATTTCTTCTTTTGTTCTTGCTCTACTTTGGTATTCTTTCCACTTTCCAATCGGGGCTTTATTTTCATCGACTGGTATTATTGAACAACCATTATCTACAAGCCTTTTTAGTATTGATTTTTCCATTATATTAATATTTTTAAAAGAGAAAACCCTCTAACACGATGCACTACTATCGGTTGAGGGTTTCTCGTTTACATTGCTATTGCAACGTTATGCTTTAAGTCGGTAGTGCTTCGACTTTGTAAAACTACAAAAAAAAAATCCGAACCACAATAGTAATCCGGATTTAATTTTTTTAGAAATTAGCTTTTTTAGTAACCTCTATATTCCAGGCTTGAATAGTATTAAAATACTTTATTTCACCTTTTGGGTTTACCCACTCTCTACCACGTAAATTAATCGATACTTTTACTTCATCGCCTAAACTAACCGTGTCTAATTTACTGCATTTATCTTGGTTAAATTCCATTTGAATATGCTGCGGATATTGTTCGTCTGTTGTTACTACAAACTCTTGTTTTTTAAATGATGCACTAACCTCTTGTATTAGGTTAATTACTTTGATTTTTCCGATTACTTCCATAATTTAAAATTTTAATTTATTAATTGATTCGTTAATTTTTTGTTGTAATTTCTCTGTTTTTTTATAAATTTCAGTTACAACGTCTGAAATTGTTTTTAGTATTGGTTTTGCATCTGTACCTATATTTACTAAACTATCTCTAGTTAATTTTTTTACAAATAATGGCTTAATACTTTCAGGTCTATAAGATACGAAATAAAAATCTTTTAGATTATCGTTTACCGCAAAATTATGAACACATTGGTTAATATTATCTAATGGTATTTCGTTTAATAAACACGTTTTTATGTGTCGTTTTGCCTCTGGGCATTTAATTTCACAACCAATTGTTTTACATTTTGAAATTCCATCAGGGCTAACACCTAAAAGCTCATTTTCTGATTGAATCCAGCCTACTTCTAAAAATTCAACTCCAGTATATTTTTGTAATTCAATTCTTGCTTGTGGTTCTAATAGTTGACCGTTATCCATTGCATCAGATTTATAACTTTCTAAATCTTCGTCGTATGGTTCTATTATTTCAGCAAGCAACTCAATTAAAAGCGTGTCAGATTTTATAAACAACTGTTTTGATCGTGTGCCTCCTATTTTACCGTGCTTTAATTCAAACCATTCTGTTGAGCCTTGCTCAATATCGTAATAAATTTTCATATTACTTTAAAGTTAATTTTAATCTGTCCTTTTCTGATAAAATTTCAGTTGTGTTTTGTTCTTGTTGAGTAAAAGATAACCAACAATTTTGTAATTCTACTAAAGTTTTACATTGTGATAATTTATTTTTACATTCTAATACATCAATTGGCTTTGCTATTACATCGCTTGGCTTTGAAGTAGCTATACGTATTGCATCGTGAAATTCCCCAAACGCTTTTATTCGTTTAGTAGTAAGTTGTATTTTTTTACCTATCATATCCTCAATATATTCCGTTCCAGTAACTTTTTTTAGAGTTTTTCTGTTAGTAGCATTTAAAATAATAGGTTTACACTCTTCAAAAATTAAAGTAATTACTTGTTCTTCAATTTGTGTTTTTTGGTTAAAAACAGATTCGTTTTTAATTTCTTTAATAGTAACTATTTTATCAATAGTTTTCCCCTCCGCATCCATTAAATCCCAACCACCTAAATAATTAGGATTTCGCAGTTTGTCGATGTGTGTTTTTGTCATAATTTATTAAACTAAATACCCCCGAGAGAGTTTGTAAGGAAAAACTCAAACGAGGGATTTATTATACTTTTTTAGCCTCCTTACTTGCCGCGGTGAATTTATGATAAATTTATTAAATAATAAAATTAAATTGTTATGATTTTTTATTTTTTTCGTTATATATTTCGTTTGCTTTTATTGGCATTGTCTTAGGGTTGAAAGAATTAGGTATATTAATAAAGAAATGGCTGTTATTATAGTCAAGACTTTTATTTCTTGTTCGTCATTTTTGAAAAATTTCATAATTCAAATTTTTTGTTGTTAAATTTCAATTGTTCCATTGCTAAATGGACAATATTGTTTTTTATGTTTAGGAATTAAATAATTATGCTCTCTTTTTATTTTCTCTTTTACTGCATCTCGTATAAATTGCGCTACATTGATTTTGTAAGAAGATAATTTATCAAGTGTACTATCTTGAATTTCACTAAATTTAATTGTACGTGGTTTGTTATATTTTACTGGTCGTGGCATAGATAAGTATTACTTTAGTTTCGTCAATGAGCGAGTTATAAGCAAGCTATTCCAAACTTTGTGTATATTCTTCATCGAAATAAGAATTACTACTTATTTCAGTAGCCCATTTACCGCCTTGATTATAAATTCTTCTCATTTGGTTTCTTTCGCTTTCTAAATGACTTTTTGCATTTTCTATACATCCTTCAATAGTTTCTAAAATTGTTTCTTCTAAATCTTTATCAACTTTTTTAGTAATTACCATTTTCTTTATTTTTTCCATATCAATTATATGGTCTGTCATTGCGGTTTTTAACATAATTATAAATATTTAGCCTGCTTATAACAAGTGTTTGCCGTCAGTGGCAGGCTTGGGTTATATCCGAAATATTTCGGCTTATTTAATGTTTGTTGCTATTTTGTTTGTTTTGGTCTTGAAATTGCCACCGAACGGCAAGCACTCGGACGTTAGTGGCAATACTCCAAAGCCCTACGAATAGCAACATCGTAATATTGTTTTTCCTTTTCTATTCCAATTGATTTGCGATTTAATTTAATACAAGCTAAGTTTGTTGTTCCTGAACCCATTGTATTATCTAAAATCATATCGTTCTCGTTGGTGTAGGTTTTTACAATCCACTCCATTAAATCAATTTGTTTTTCAGTTGGGTGTATTCTATTATTTCTATTTGCATTTGAAAAAGTCACTATACTTTTAGGGTATTTCATATCAGTAACATCATTTTTTGGCTTTCCTATGCTTTTAATATCTCCATAAATTTGTGGTGTGTTTCTATTTTTACCACCTCTTTTCCATTGTGTACCTTTATACATTTGTGGGTTATAAGTTGGCTGTTTTTTATAAAATACCATAATATTTTCGTGGCATTTCATTGGTTGTTTTTTAGCCATTACACCACTTGAAGTAGATACTTTATCCCAAATCAGTTCATACTTAAATAATTTTGTATTACTATTAATTACAGTACTTGTAAAAGGCTGTGAACCAAATAAGACTATTACCCCATTATCTTTAATAACTCTTTCATATTGCTCCCAAAGTTTATCTAATGGCAAAATACTATCCCATTTACAAGCGGTTGTTCCGTAAGGCAAATCGCAAATAATAGCATCAATTGATTTATCCTCAATAAAAGGAAAAACATCAAAGCAATCAGCGTTCACAAAAGTACTGCCACTAACATCGGTTTGGCAAAATGGCTGTTCAGTTATTCTATCTAACATTTGTTCTTAATTTTAAAGTTTAGTAATTCTATTTAGCTTCGGGTTCAGCCACTTCGCCAAGCCCGAAAACGTTACCGCTAATTGCTACATTCGTTTTCAAAAGAGCGATTGTTGCGCAACGTGGTTAATAATTCTTTGTTTTGCTTTATCAAAATATTCAGGGTCAAGTTCGCAAGCGGTTAACTCAAACTTATAATCGTGGCACGCTATCGCAATGCTTCCAGAACCTAAATGTGTGTCGAGTATTTTATCATTTGGTTTAGCGTATTTATCTAATAACCATTTGTATAATTTTTGAGTTTTAGTAGTTGGATGAAATATTTTATGGTCAGCTAAAAAACCTTTGTCCATTCCGTGACATCTTTTGAAAGTTTTAATTGAAATATCAAAGGATGTAAATATTAATTCATTATTTACTGAACTCATTCCATCGCCCATTTTATCCCAAAAAATCCAACCCCTTGAAACTGGTAAAAACTCAACAAAATAATTTGCTCCAAATACTATTTGATTTTTAGAAACCCTATACAATTCATTCCAATATTCTTTTGATGGTCTAAAATCCCAATTTTTATTTCCTTCTTTGTATAGGTTGTGAAACTTGCTTTTGTTTTTGGTGTGACTTCCACCTCCTGTGCTTATTTTATTTTCAATCCCATAAGGCGGGTCTACAATAGCTAAATCAAAATAATTATCAGGATAACGTTTCATTAACTCCATATTATCTTCACACGTTATAGTTAAACCACCCACAACTAGCGGTAACACACGATTGTAGCTATTGCCAGTTGGGTCTTTAATTTGAAGTTCGTTTTGCATTTTTATGATTTGTGTTTAATTTAATTACTTGGCTTTTTTAGTGGCAACAGCTACAAGCTTTTCCGTTGGGCAAAAGGCGCAAAGCACCTTTGCCCAATAGGCGCGCCCTTCGCCCAACTCCACGCTTGGAGCAAGCTCACAAGCCTGACGCCAAGCGCGCGCCTATTAGCGGTAATTTAAGACAGAGAACGTGCCAACCTTTGCCTTCTCCCCGAAAATAATAATACACATAGGCAACCAAAGTCCACGTTCTTCATCATTAAAATTTACTTCGCCATTGATAAAACGAATTTCTGCTTTTACACAAACTTCCGCCCACCATTTTGTATTACTTCTTACAGGTATTAAACAAACTTTCGTTCCT